TGCCGTCCGGGGCAATGTCCAGATAGTCGCCCACCTTCACGCCGCCCAGCTGGTCTGCCGTAGCGGGCGGCAGGGTGTACGGCGTGCCGAACTTGGCGTCGGTCTGGGCCTTGGTATACCTCTGATCCAGGGCGTCGCCGGTCGCCTTTGCATCAGCCGGTGCGCCCGATACGGTCAGGGTCGTGTCAGTGGACACGATAACCTTTGCGTCGGCGGCACTCTTTGCAGCTGCTTCCTCGCTGGCCTTTGCGGCAGATGCACTAGACGCGGCAGCAGTTTGACTGGCCGCTGCTTCTTCGGCACTGGAAGCAGATTCCTCGGCTTTTGATGCCGAAATACCTGCCTGCTCTTGCGCTGCGCTTATGGCTTTTGCAGTGGCGTCTTTGACTGTCTGGGCTGCTGCTGTGGCCTGTTCTGTGGCAGTTGCCGCCGCGTTTGTGGCTGTTTCCGCACTCTGAACAGCTTCTTCCTGCCGCGCGATAACAGCCTCGCCATACTGCTTCACATACTCAAAGCCCTGTGCAAGGGCTTCCCGTACTTCCACGCCGCGTTCTGCATTGCGGACTTCGGAAATTGCTTCGTCAAATGTCTTATCCAATTTATCACCCCTTTGCGGATGCATAGCCCTTCAGCGAGCGGCTCAGGTCATAGGCGTCACTGGCTTTTCGTGAGCTCAGGGCCTGCAAGTCGCTGACGCTGGAGAAATCAATGCCCAGCGTGAATTCTTTTTTGTCCGGCGCGTCCAAAGGCTCCACAATCTTAGAGCACAAAAGCCAGGTGTTCACCCCGTGCGGGTTGGAGTAGATGTGTGTCATCTTGCCAAAGCCAAGGCGGGCGATATCCACGCCGGCATCCTTGAGGTCCACAGCCTTTACCGTGATTCCGTCAAGGTAACGCAAGTTTTTGGACAGCTCCGCGTTGGCGGCATCCAGAAGCGACTGCGTTGTGTTTTCGGTTCCGTCCTGCACAATGACCCGCGCGATGATGCCAAACAGCTTTTGCGCGGTGGCGTCGTTAGCGGTTGCCGTGATGGTGTTGGTTTTCTCCCACAAAAACCAGCCGGATTTCTTTTTTCCGACGGCAATGACGCGGGTGACGATATCCTCTGCTTTGACGTAGCTGCTCAGGTCGAGCAGGTTTGTGCCGAATGCGATGGGCTGCCCGTTTTTCTCCTGCACTTCCTGGACGTAGTCCAGATACCGGGCCCCGTTTTCGTGCCGGACAATCAGATACCCGCCGTATACATCCACAAGCTCATTTTGGATGACATCCCATGTAACGCCAAAATTTCGTCCATCGCCAAAGGTGTACCGTGGCGCAGAATCGTAACGGACAACGGAAGAATCCGGCAAAGCTGCACCGTTGAACAAGACGGCATAGCCGTCTCCCTGCTTTTCGATTTTCCAATTTTTCGAGACCGTGTCTTTGAGATCGTATTCCGTCTCAGGCGGAAAGGATTTTGAGTGCGTAGCGCATGTGATATCCGGCGTAACCGTTCTTTGCGTGGCTTCGTGCGTCTGGCCGTCACCATCCAAGGATAAAGCCACGTTTACGCTCACGGAAAAAAGGCCGTTTCCAGTGCGCCAGATATACCCGTTTATGGAAGAATCTGCATGCTTTTCATTCAGCGTCCAGCTGTACGCAGATGGATCCGGGGCCGTGTCATCATCCGAGTAGCCGACTTCATATTGGCTTACAAGCTGTACGCCGGACGAGGTATAAAGTCCATATTCATACCTGTAATCGCCGTCACTATCCGGAGTACCCGCCATGTATTCCAGTTTCATCACGCAGTTATGCAGCTCTGGCACCACCACGCTGGTGCTCGGAAAGCCAACATTTCCGCAGACAAACGACTTGTATGCGTCCACCATGCCGGTGTGGTTTTCCAGCAGAAACGAAAGAAATTGCTTGATCGTCACGTCTTTGGCTGTATATGGCGCAACAGAGCTGTCGTTGAGGTAGGCCAGCTCTCCCTCGCAAAAGACTTTTTGACGCAGCTTAAAATCCTGCTCATGGCTCATGGGCCTGCCCTCCCAGATGCGCACATCGTCTTGTTCTACGGACACGGTCGTGCGCATTTTTTGCAAAGCTGAGTGGGCCACATTGCCAAGCGGCAGGGTGAATTCCAAGCTACCGGCCTTGCTCACCTCCCGTGTCAGAGTTGGACTGATGAGCTTTTTTGTGTCCGTGTAGTCCGTTGGGTCGTAAATGCAGGTCTTTGTCTTCCACACGTCAACGCCGGTCTGGACGCCCGCATAAACTTTATAGCTCATAAGCTGCCCCCCAGATATCGGATGCTGATGCTGCAATCCGCAGACGCCGCAAAGATGAGAGTACCTACAACGCCATCCGGCATATGCAAGCCCTCAATGTACTGCCACTCTGTAGACTTTGCAAGGATGCCAACCTCAAGGCCATTGAGGGACACCGCAATGTCGGCAGCGTCCTCGCTGCGCTTGAAGTAGATGCCAGCTGCTCTTGGTGCGCCGGTGACAGTTACGGTGATGTCCTCGTTGGCTTTGAGCTGGATATCCGTATAATTGCGGATGATCGCCGTATCAAATACAAGGTCATCCCACAGCCAGTCATCAGAGCCGTCGTATACACTGCGTTTGAAGGGGCTGCAGGTGCCTGTGATGGTGAACGCACTGGAAAGCCGGTCGCGCGTCATGGACACGCTCCACAAGCCCTCCCAGTAGAAAGATGGGTCATTGTCGAACTTACATTGAAGCCATTTGCCATGGATGGCGTTTGCGATCCGGCTGTAAAGGGTCGGCCAGGTTTTTTTGGGCGCCCTGCACAGCAGCTCCATGGTAATGGTGCGCTTTTTGTAGTGTGGCCTGCCGTCCAAAGAACTGGTCAGGTTGAGCAGCGTATCAGAGCCTGGCACCTGTACCAGGTACTCGTCCACCTCCGCGCTGCTGATCTTCGGGCTGCCCACTTTGAGGTACAGACCCCAGTCCGTGAGGGTATGATAATCGCCGATTTTTGCGCCTTGCAATTTTGCCATTATACGCCCCTCGCTTTCCGGGTCACTGCAACGCCGATGTGCAGATCCACATTATTTGCCATACGCGGAGACAAAACGCCGACAAGCTCACCGGAATCCATGACCACCTGACCCTTGCCGATGTCAGGCAGATGCTCGTCCAGCATCCCCTCGATGCGTTCAAGAATGCTGGTCTGCCGGTCAACAATGGACTGCTGGCCGGTGACGCGGTACTGTATCGCAGACCGCGTAGAAAACTCGCTCAGGCTGTCGTAAACGCCCACATCGTCAAACGGGCTCTTGTAATTATTGACCGGGTCTTTGCTCTTTTTGTTTTTGGCCCACAGCGCAAGCCCGATGCCGCCAGCTGCAGCGCCCGCAGCGCCAACGCCCAGGATCAGGGCAAGGACGGGGTTCGCTGCCACAAAGGACACGATGCCGCCCAGTGCAGAAGTGATGCCGCCTGCTATGCCGGAAAAGCTCTGGACGATGCCGCCTAGTGCTCCGCCCACGCCGCCGGAGCTTGCAAGGCCCTGCACGATCTCAGAGAACGCCTTTACAGACGTAGTGGCACCATCCACTCCGGCAGTAATGCCGTTTGTGAAAATGCTCTGGATAGACCCCAGCGCCTTGCCGATGCCACCGCTGAAGTAGCCCTCATTGACCGCGGTCAGCGCGTCCGCAAGCCACTTAGAGATCACGTCACGCTGTCCCTGCGACACTTCGCCCCAGATTAGATTGACAAAATCCAGAGCGAGACCGCCCCAGTCGCCATTTTTGGCGTCACTAAAGGCGCTTTTTACCAGCCCGAAAATGCCCTTATCCAGCTGGCCGGAAGCCTCACTCAGCTGCTGGTCAATGCGGCTCTGGGTGCCCTTTACGCTCTTGTCGATAAGAGTAGAGGTCTCGTTCACCTTATCTTCGATTCCGTCGATGTAGGTGATGATCTTCTCGTAGGTCTCCGCGCCGTTCTTTCCGATGCGCTGGCCGGTCTCTGTGACGGTCTTCTTGATATGCTCGCTGCCGTCGGCGTACTTTTCCACCGCCTGCTGCACCTTTGTGGTGATGCCGTTAAAGGTGGTTTCCGAGACGTTGGTAAAGGTGCCCAGCAGCGTTTTTGACATGTCGTCATAGGTCTTTGTGACCTTTGTGACCGTGCCGTTTACTTTGGTCTCCACCTGCTTAAAGGTCGTGGCAACACCGTTCACCATCTCCTTGCCGGTCGTGGTGGTGGTCTCGGTGATGCGATCTTTGATCTTGCCCGCGCTGTCCTTGACCTTTTCGGTGAGAGTCTGGATGCTAGTGGTCACAGTGCCCAGCGCATTCTGTGCAGCGGTGGTAGCCGTGCTGGAGATGGACGAAATGACCGTTTCGGTGGTGGACCTGGTGGAACCGGAGGATCCGGATTTTTTGCCGCCGGAGGAGCCGCTGCCACCGCCTGTGGTGACGATGGAACTGCTCCCGTTGCCATTGGCTGCCGCCAAATCCGCCTGACGCTGGGACCAGCTCCTATTGCTGATGCCAACGCCTTTTAAGGCGTTTTGCCGCAACCTGTTACGGTTGCTCTGCCGGTTATTTGCATCCGCGTACTCTTCGTAAGTATCAAAGTCAGCCGTGGCTGCTTTTCCGAGAAAACGGTTGAGCTTATAGATCAGCTGATCCAGCCATGTGGTGGCTTTGCTTGCGAAGTCCTTGAAAGCGTTTTTTGCCGTGTTGATAGGCTCTGTCAGGCCGGTAATCGCGCCTGCGAGACCAATCCAGCCGTCCGTTTTGTAAGCTTCCTGTGCTGCGACGAGCATGTCGTTCAGATTGCCGATTACAACGCCGGCGCCGCTGGATAAATCGCCGGTCAGCAATCCCGCCAGCTGCTTTACATTGTCCTGCAGGGTAGACATGCGCCCATTCATGGTCTGGCTCTGGGTGTCCATGCTGTTGTAGTAACGCCCGCCCTCTTCGGAAGCGGCCTGCAAAGCCTGCGTCAGCAGATCATAACTGATGGTCATGTTCTGCACTTCTTCGGTGGACTTGCCTGTGTAGTCCGCCAAAATGCCGTAGACGTCGATGCCGGCATAAGCAAACTGCTTGATATCCACCGCTGTTGCCTTGCCGGTGTTGGCGATCTGCTGCAGGTTTTGTGCCATGCGGTTCAGCTCGTCGTTGCCGCCACCGGTCGCAGAGACCGCGTCGCCCAGTGCCATGACGGTATCGCGGGCATAGGAAGCGTTCTCGCCTGCAGAGATCAGATACTGGTTCGCCTTTGTCAGGGACTCGACATCAAACGGGGTTTTTGCCGCGTCTTCCTGAATCTGGCTCATGACCTGCTGGGCAGCTTCCGCGCTGCCCAGCATATTGGTAAAGCCGGTTGTGTATTTCTCGATCTGGGCGTTGTACTCGATGCCGGAAGAGATGAATCCCTCTGCGGCACTGAGCGCAGCGGAGCCGAGCTTCGAGAAGACGTTCGCCATGACCGTGCCCTGTGCAATAGCACCGGCCAGAGATTTTCCGGATGCCTTATCCGTGGAGCTGGCAAAGCCATCCATGCCGTTGTTTGCAGCTTTTAGCGCGGTCGTGGTTGCCCTGAGCTGCGCTTCTGCCTGCGCCAGCATGATCTTGAGATTTTTGGTCTCAGAGGACGCTTTGCCGGTCTTGCCCACCGATTCGTTGTAGCGTCTGGTCAGCTCCACTACGGCCTTTGCGGCCTTGCTGTACTCTCCTGACAGTGAAGAAACGGTTTTTTTCGTCTCGGATTGCACATTCTGGATGCCCTGCCGGTAAGCGCTGTCGTCCAGCCCGAGGGTGGCGCTCAATTCAAAAAGTTTCAGGTTCCATCACCCCCGTTCAAGCCATTTTTAATGCGTGCTATCACTTCATCAGCGGACGGCTGGGGCGGCTGTGGGCGGTTTTCCACAAGCCCGGCCACCATGTCGTACCATCGTTCTTCCGCGCCTATAAGGTACGCCAGAGCGTCCGTCATGTACGCCTGATAGCTAAGCGTGATGTGCTCTTGCCGCAAAGTGTTCAGGCAGTGCTGCAAAATGTACGGCCTGCCAAACAGCCGCAGCGCGTCCGGGCTGATGGAAGAAATCAGGCGTCTGTACCCGCCAGCACCAACGGCAGACACCAGAGCAAAAAATCCATCACATCATCGTTGTTCAGCAGCTCTTTCACCGCGCGCATCTTCTTGAACGGGCCAATGTTTTCAACCACCCCGTTTTCATCCACGTCCGGCTCATAGAGCAGCGGAAGCAGCTTTGCGGTGGCAGCGGCATTGTCGAACAGCAAGCTTTTTGCCATAGCCTGGATGTTCTTTTTTGCCTGCTCCTTCTTCTTCTGTTCCAGCTCCTCCGGCGTTTCCTCGCCGGTCAGGACCGGCAGAACCTTGCGCAGCTCCATGATCTTGGATTTTTCCAAGACCTCCTCCGCCACATCGGCGATCTGCCAGCAGTGGCGGAGAAACTCTTCATCGGGCAGCTCTGTCAAAAATTTCATACGATTTCCTCCTTATGCTGTGGCCTTGGGGCTGTAGTACCACTCCATGGGCACCACGTCACTGCCCAGACGGGGGCAGCCGGTCAGGGTGACCGCAATGTTGCCCTTGCCTTTGTCGGTGGTCTTGAGGGTCAAACCGCCGGTGGAGAGTGCGTTCATCAGACGTACAGCCACATAGCCACCGTCAATGGTGTCGCCGACCCACCAGATGTCCTTAAAGTCACCGGTGCTTTCCGTCGGATCCAGCGTCATGCGGGGCGTGACCTTCTTTTCTGCCACATCGGCTGCACCAAGTGCCAGCTTGATAACGTCCGTTGTGGCATTCAGGGCCGTAAAGGCCAGCGTGCAGTCGTAGTCCTCGATCTGCATCAGCTCTGCGGTGTTCTTCTGGGCGTTGTCCACGTCCTCGCCCAGATCCGTGAAGTTTGCCTTGCAGGTCGCAGTGATGCCGCCGGTGGTGGCAGTGATGATGTCTGCATCCTGGATCTCGGTCGTGCCGGACGGGTCAAACTTGTTGACCACAATTCCGGCATTGAACTGCATGGACTTGAACGCTTCCTGCGAAATTTTGGAAAATTTTCTTGCCATATTGCTCCTTACTCGCAAAATTGCGTGATTTCAAAATTGAGATATTCGCACAGATACCCTTCAGGCGGGTTGTCGAGGGGCTGTGCCCACGGGGTGCCTTTTTGCAAAAGAATAGCGCCGCCCTCGCAGGAAAGCGTTATGCTGTCCTCGAGGACCGCGCTGATCGTATCTTCGGTTTGCAGGATGGGGGCTCTGCCGCCCTTGCTGGGGTACCACAGCCGGGCGTGGAAGGATGCCGTTTCGTTCCACCCTCCGGGGATAGTGGGTTTGTAGGTCAGGTAGGGCAGTGAAGCGGCGGGAGGGATGTTATCTTCCAGATAGCCCGGGATTCCAAAGCCGTTGAAAAACGTGTTCAGCGCCCGGTTGATGCTCTCAGACGGGCCCATCACGGCAGCACCGCCTTTTTGCACTTGACGGCCCGCAGTCCCATGCCGGATTCCGGCGGGGCGTTGCCCTCATCGGCTGCGCTCGTCACCTGAAAGGTCTGCCCGTCGCTTGCCCGCTTGATGTAGTCCGGGAAAGCCAGCGGCACTCCCGTGTTGACCAGAAGGGTATAGGTAGATGCCGTGTCAGCCTGCTCTGCCACCTGAGCTTCCACGGTGGTGTCGTGGCGCTCCACGGCCTCAAACTCCGGGCCGTCCTGCCAGCCGGACACAAAGCCGCCCACGCCGTCCGGCTCATAGCTGCGGGTCTGAAAGCGGTATTTTTTGGTAAAGCCCTGCATCACGGTGGATGCAGTGAACGGATTGACCATGTCACATCTTCCTCCACTGATTGATCTCAGATTTATAGCGGGTCTTGCCGTCTGCAGGCAGGCCGTCCTTGCCTGTAGCCATCGTGCCGGACCACCCGGCAAAGGACTGGGACACATACACGCCACCGGCCGGGAGCGCCTTGTCGTATGCGTCGATTTTTTCAGCCAGCTCCACAAAATCAGGCGGCACGCGCATAGGCTGCACCGTCCCGGTGAAGGTCTCGGCAGTCAGATCGCCGTCCCCGGCCTTGTGTACGCCGTCATTGAAGATGGATCCGCACACGAGGAAATACTGCCCCGGCACTACCCCGGAGGGCACGGTGTCCGGCTCAAAGGCAAACTCGCCTGCAATTGGGTTGTCTGCCCGGTCAAAGAAATTGTGCGTGTAGGCGCACAGCTCAGGGACGGTCATGCAAAGTCACCCCCTTGCAGGTTAGACCGATTCACCCGGGGTAATGGTCTCGACAGCGATACCGTCCAGATACTCAGCAAACAGGGTCACGCCCATAATGGCGTAGCTCTCGGAGGTTGCGGTGCTGTAGTTTGCCTGAGTGTGGAAGCCGATGAGGTTGCTTGCCTCGCCTGCGGTCCGGTAGACCAGACCTGCGCGGGCAAACTCGCTATCCGCAGGATCCACATAGTACATGACGATGTTGTCTACCGGGGTGGCAATAACCTTTCCCTTCGCAATCTCACTGTCGGACAGCAGGAAGATGGTGTTGTAGCCCATGAAGTCCTTGATATACTGGAAGCCGAACTGGTTCTGCACGGTGATATTGGCATTGCCCAGATAGTCGTACACGTCCATCACGTTGACAAAGCCAACAACACCGGTCACAGTGCGATGCATGGTCTTGAACTTGTTCTCGACCGCGCCCTTGGCATGTGCCAGCGCCATCTGGAAGGTCTTGGGAGTGCCCTTCAGGGTGCCGGTGTTCAGGAACTTGTAGAACTTATCCGTTACCAGAGCGGTCAGGTCGTACAGGAACTCATCATCGGTCTTCTGCACGGCGACATCGTAGCCGTAATTCTGGATTGCCTCAAGGGTGACAGACTTGCCGTACTTGTCGATGGTGATCTTGCCGTACTCCTTCTCCTTGACGGTGTACTTGCTGAACGGGATCTCTTCGCCCTCGCCCACGGTGCCGCTCTGCAGGGTGCCCTGTGCATACTTGCTCTTGAGCACGGTGCCAGGCTGCATCCGGATGGGGCGCATGATGCCCAGAATGGTGCGCAGATGGTCCCAGTTGCGCTGGAAGCGGGTCACAAAGTCGATTTCACGCGCGGCTACGGTGATATCGGTGGTCATGGTGATACCTTCTTTTGCTGCCATATGTTATTCCTTTCCGCCGCCTGTAAACAGGTCGGCATTTGCAGCAATCGCGGCCTGGCGTTCGCCAGCGTCCTTGATTGCAAAAATTTGGTCTTTGGTCATTTTGGAGCCGGTGTTGGTGGGCGGGTTGTCCACCTTCGCGCCGGTGGTGGTCGTAGTGCCTACGAAGTCGCTCCAATCAGCTTTCAGGCTGTCGGCGTGCTTCTTGGCGTCCTTGACGTTGCCCTTATCGTCCAGCTCCAGCTTGTCGATATCCTCGCCAGACAGCCGCACGACCCGATCAGCATACTTGTCCAGCACCCCGGCGGACTTCAGCAACTCCCGGAACTTGGCTTCCTTTGCTGCGTGGGCGTCTCTCTGGGTCTGCTGGGCCTTGTAATCGGTCAGCGCCTTTTCCGCAATGGTCTTGCCGTTGGCGGCGGCGTCCCGCTCCTTCTCGGCCTTGGCGGTCGCGGCCTTGGCGTCATCCAGCTGGTTCTGAAGAGCGTCCGTTTCGGTGTGCAGCATGTCCAGAATCTTCTTCATCTTGCCGCTGACGTCCACGGTCTCATCCTCCAGAATCGCGCGGAGGTCTTTTCTCTCAAGTGCCATGTGATAGTCCTTTCTGCCCTTGCTCGGGCTGCCATGCTTGGCAATAAGGTTTATTTGCCGGACGTGCTGCCGGTGTGGTGCCGCCTGTGGGGCTTGAACCCACGGCCCCCGGATTACAAATCCGGTGCTCTGCCGGCCTGAGCTAAAGCGGCATAAAAAAGCGGCTGACGCTGTGCGCCAACCGCTGAGTATTTAGTTTTTGCGTGCAACTTTGGTGATACATTCGACCGCCCAAAACTTCGCTTCCTGTAATTTTGTCATGCACAGACTTTTTTCTCGGCTTTCAGGAAGTGCGTCAAGCTGCGTTGCAAGCTCAAGGAAAAGGTCTTCTGCCTCGCAGTGCGCAGTTTTCACATCATCGGGCAGGAACTTTTCTTTTGGTGTTTTGAACATTTTCTCCAAATTCATAAATTACGCCTCCTTGTTCCCTTCCTCCACGGCGATCTGCCGCAGCTCTTCAATGTGGTCCTCCACCGCCGGGCGGAGGAACGGACGGGCTTTCATGCCCCGGGTAAAGTGCCATTTGCCGTTGAAGTCCTTCCAGACCCACGGCGTTTTTCGTCCGTTGCCCTTCTCGGCAAATACGCCTGTGCCCAGCTCCACATAGACGCTGTAAAACAGATTGCTGCCGATGGTCACGGTCTTTTTTGCAAGGTCGAGGGCGTAGGTCAGGCTCTGCTTGAGCGCACCGCCCACATAGCCCTGTATGCCAGTGCTTTCCTCCGTGCCGGTAGGAACCAGCAGCTGCGCATAGTCCTGCACCTTCATGCCCCAGATGGTCAGCACCCGCTCCGCCCATGAGTCCAAAGCTTCATGCAGCTGCGGGGTGTTGTCGGTGAATTTGATGTCGTAGTTAAAGTTCATGCTATACTCCATGTATAACAAAACCCCGCCCCGGTGTGGGGCAGGGTCTGGTGATTCAGTTACAGGTACAGCAGCCGGAACGTCTCACGGCCTTTGGGAGTGATAAGCGTCTGCACGCCGCTCCACTGAGTCTTGTCATTCTTGGCTTCCTTGATCTCAAACAAGCCGTTGTTCTTGTCCTCTCGGGGCAGCAGCTTGCCTTTCTGGTCACGGTAAAGGAATTTCTTTTCCAGCAGCCACGCCACAAAGGCTTTGGGCTTGATGCCAAGCTCCTTGGCTGTCTCCCGGAAATTGGTCAACAGGTTGCGGTCAACCAGTTCGTCGAAGTATTCTGCCTTGGGCTGCATGATCTGCTTTTCCACGGTGAGCTGGCTGTTCTGTGCGGTCAGCTCACTAATGCGGGCTTCCCGATCGGCCAGCGTCTTCTGCGCCACCATCAGCGCCTTTGCCATCAGCTCCTGCGGAGAAAGCTGCTCCTGCCCGGCGATGTAGCCGCCATTCTTGCGGATGGACGGCAGCACTTCGGAAGTCACCCACTTGCGGAACGGAGCCGCTTCCGGCTTGTCGCTGCGAAGGATGACATGGTAAAGGCCGGATTCATTGACGGCGATAACTTGCTGAGTACCGCCAAGGGTGTCCACCTCAACCGACCCCCTTTCATCTGCATCCAAACGTGCCGCAGTATCACGGTATTTGGAAATGCCGAGGATGTTGCACACGTCCTTCAGGACAAACCACGGTTCGCCGCCCATCTCTACGGTGCGGACTTCGTTGGACTGGTAGTTGAAAATCTGAATATTAGACATGAGAAATCTCCTTATTGCTTTCATCAATGATTGCGTTTACTTCTTTCTCCAGACCAGAGATGCTGCCGAACAGCGTGCATAGGATGGAATCATACATAGGCGCTTCATCCCACAGGCGGGAAACATCACGCTCGTTGCGTGGGCGGATCAGATCATCCGTCTTGTGGGTCTCCTCAAACCAGTTTGCAAAGATGTTCAACAGGTTGTGCATCGTCTGGAGCTCACCGGAAACCATGTCCAACTCAAACTCTGCGCTTGCGATTTTGCTTGTTTGCATCATCATGACCTCACATTTTACTTGACAAATCGCTTATAAAAAAATAAAATGTGAGTAAGAGGAGCTTTTTGAATACGGTTTCTCTTATCTTCGAGTGGTTAGTTGTTACGAGCAGCTAACCACTCTTTTTTGTACTGTTCAAACTTCTTGCGCTGTTCTTCGGGGTTCAGCTTCTTGAAATCCTTGAACTTCATGGGCGTCTCCTTTCCGCCCCTCTTGCTCACAAGATATATTATACTACGATTTGCGTAATCAGTCAATACGTTTTTCGTTAGTTTCTTGAAAATAATTTCTTTTTTCGTATTGATTTGAAACGAAAGTCGTAGTATTATAGATGTAAGAAAGAGGTGAAAGAGATGTCGATTCGTTATCATCTGAAAGCGTTACTCGCAGATGCAAACATGACGCAAAAGGAACTTGCCGAAGTAACCGGGATTCGTCCTCCAACTATCTCGGCTCTTTGCCTTGGAACGGTCAAACAGCTCCCCATCGGGGTTCTTGAAAAAATTTGCACCGTTCTGAATTGCCAGCCCGGCGACATACTGGAATATGTGCCGGATAAATCCGAACAGTGACCCTACACCCTGCCGGGAGGCAGGGCTTTATTTTTATACTCAATCATTTTACCTTCTCCTTTTTCTTGCGCTCCCGCTCTTTTGCCCACCACATTTGTTCGGCTTCCGTGCCGCCCTTGGATTTATACCACTCGGTATAGGTCATAACCGGCACGGCTTTCTTTACTGCCACTTTTATGGGCTTGCCTTTGGCGTCCACCATACCCGTGTCTTCGTATGTGACGATATTTTCCCGCCGGGCGGCGTTCTGCCTGGGGTACTTGCCCAGCGCAGAGGACAGCACACAGCGGCAGTGGTAAACCATCTCCGGCGCGGCGTTGGGGTCCCCGGGGCGCTGTATCTTGTAGCCCATGACCTTGAACGGCTCGTCAAGCTCTGCCGTCTGCTGATCCAGCAGGCGGTGCATCTCACGGGTACGGTAGTCGTGGGTGGAGTTCCACCGCTTTTTGACCTCGATGCCCAGAGCCTTGGCGTTGCGCATCTGCTGCAATGCCCCGGCGTTCTGAGCGCCTGTGAGCGCCGTGATGGCGTTGTTCATGGCCCAGTGGATCTCTGTATCAGCCATGCCGTTGACGGCCTGCACGGCGATGTCGTGGACGCTCTTGCCCTGCACGATGCCCTGCATGACGTAGCGGTTGAACACCCGGGCGTCATAGGTGCGGTTGCTCTCGCTCTTGATGCGCTTGTTTGGCACCAGCTTGGGGTTTTCCTTCAGCAGCAGCTTGACTGCTTCGGTATTGTACAAGGTCAACCCGAACGCCACGCCTGCGGCCTGTTCCAGCTCGTAGAACGCCCAGTTTGCGCCAAAGGAAAAGATGTTGTATTGCTCGTCCCGGGCCAGCTTGTAGGCCGTCTGCTGGGCCGTGGTGCATGTTTGGGTGATGCCGTCCAGCTTGGCCCGCATCAAATCGGATTGAAAAACCTGATTTTGCAGCCAGATGCGATAGTCTTCCTCGGTGATCTCGCCTGCATCCAGCTGCGCCCGCTTGCGTTCGTCTAGTTGCTTATACTTTGCAAGAAACTCGGTGAGCTGCTCGGTCATCTCCCGGCGGGCAGTGCCGTATACGCGGAGGATGCGGCGGCGCAGGCGGTTCAGCTGGCGGGTAGAGATGCGGTCACGGTCGGTTTGTTTCATGGTCGTCTCTTCCGCTATAGCGGTCTCGAAACACTAGGTCATGCATAATTTCGGCCTGTTTTTCAATTTCGTCCTGAGATTTTGCGTTCAGTGCGTTAATAAAAGCCTGAACAAGCGGGTAGTCTTCATTCTTACTCATCATTATTGTCCTCCTCCGTTGTTTCTCTCGCCGCGCTCTCAGCCATCAGCGCCGCCCGGGCCTTTTCCTTTTGCTCCGGGGTCAGGTTGGGCAGCAGGTCAATGGCCATGTCCTGCCCGATGATCGGTGCCTCAGAAATCACCGTTGCGACCTGCTCTGCGGTGTTTACGATCCGGCTTCGGTTGAATGTCGGCGTTGCGCTGTCAAAGCCAGCCAGCGCACAAATCTGACGAACAAAAGGCTTGATCTGGGCTTCGAAGTCGTCTGCGTTCTGGTTCATGGGTTCATAGGCTGCATCCAGATGGTCGTTGGTGCTGTTTGCGCTGACACAATGCACATCCAGACCGCCGAAGTCCTCATAGACCCGGGTGTGCAGCAGCTCCAGCAGGGTCTGCCTTGCAGTCACCGGCACCTCGCTGGTGTATGGGGTGATCTTGCCGCCCTCGCTGGTGTCCGCACCGGCGATGTGGTAGAGATTCAGCTTCGCAAGGAACTCCTGCAGTTCATCATCGGTCATGCCGTTGAAGTTTTCGCACAGCCAGTAGATCTGTGCGCAATCCTGCAAGTCGCTGCAGAAGCCGGACGTCACCAGATCGGTGTTGTCGATGTAGGCTTTCAGGCCTACGAGGGTGCTTTGATGCAGGTCGGAGCCCCACAGCGGTACCACGGGCAGGCTGCTGTAGTTTTCCCCCTCCACGCTTTCCAGCCCGCCGCCGGGGGTTGTGATGACCACGCTTTTGTACGCCTGCTTCGGGGTCGTCTCCTGCATGGTGCTGCCGATCTTGCTTTCTGTGTACTCGGTGTAGCCGTCCTCTTCGTACAAGACATAGTGCATATCAGTGTCAGGGTTCAGCCGCCAGAACCGCACCCCGGCCCGCATGGAGCCGGTGGTCTCATCGTACAGAGGCGCAAACTCGGTCAGCTTGAACACCACCAGATGGTCGCTGTTCCAAAATCCAAAGCTTTCGCCGTGGATCAGGGCAAAATATCCGGCTTTCTGGATCTGCTCGTCAAATTCAGCCCCCAGTTTTTCTTTGTCCACGTCCTTATCCGCAAAGGTGACGCCGTTGCCAAGGGAGTATGTAGCTCTCTGCTTGTTGAGCCGCCGGAAAAGATTGCTCTTGACCATATCGGGCCGGGGTACATCCTGCCGTGTGTTCTTGGATAGGCGTTTCAGCATCAAAGCGTAGGCTTGGGAAAAGCGTTCCGCCCCCGGGTTTTTCTGGGCGTCGTACAGGTCGGCATCCAGCGCCATCTTGTACGGTCCGGAACTGCAGTGCTGCTGCACGAATCGCCGGACAAAATCAGCCTGTTCCCCGGCGGCTTGCGCCTGCTGAAAGGTCTGGAATGTGTATACAGTGCTCAAAATCAATCCCTCAGTTTCACAAGGCGCTTCGTGCGCACAAAATATCGGATAGCGTCCATACAGTGGTCGTTGACCTTCAGCACGGCGTCGTCTTTATCTGGGTCCCAAGCGTACACGCCGAACTCTTCCAGCGTGTGCTTGCAGTCTTTGTATATCTTCAGCCGCCCGGTCTGCAGCATGGTCTGCACGTCCAGAATGCCGCTCAGAACGTCGTTGTTTGCGGGGGTCTGTGTAAAGCCATTCTTGCGCAGTTCCGTAATCAGGGGCAGGGCCGAGGGGTCTACTATGACCCTTTCCGGCTTCAGGCCGTTCAGCCACGATTTCAGGTCTGTGACGTACTCGCCCACGGTCTTTTGCCGCTTCTGCTCTCGCCCGCTGTAGTAATACTCCCGGGTGACGATCCAGCAGTCTGCATCGGCCTTTTTTTGGAGCAGCAGGAACACCGTTGCGTTCTGGGTGCCGAAGTCGCACGCCACATAGGCGCTCTTCGGGGACAGCTCGGGCAGCACGTCAATGACGTGTTTTTTGGGGTCGAACATGTCATATACAAGGCCCTCTGCCACCGTCCACAGGCCCAGAATGTAGCGCTGGTAGAAAACTCCGCTGTACTGGCTGCGGTATCTGTCCTTGATGTCCTCGGAGAGCGACAAGTTGTCGTCCATCGTAAAGTGGAGATACATCATCTTGCGGGAACGGCATTTCCGCACCCACTCCAGATAGAACCAGTGCATCGGGCTGCCCGGATTGCAGTTGAACCAGAACTTTGACCCGGTGACGGAGCATCGGGCCGTGGCCTGATTGACAAAGCTCTTCGGCATCAGGGCCACCTCGTCAAAGAATGCCCCAGCCAGCGTGATGCCCTGGATTAGGTCTTGGCTGCTCTCGTCTTTGCCGCCGAAAAAGTAAAACTCGTTGGATTTGCCGCCCTTGCTGACGGTCATGCAGTTTTCTGCCCGGTGCTCCTTGACGTTGTAGCCACGGGCTGCAAGCTGCTGCTTGAGTGTGCCCAGCACGTTGCGCCGGAAGCTGGCAATGGTCTTGCCGCACATGGCAAACTGTTGGCCGCTGTAACAGGTCATAGCCCACTGGACGAAAGAGAAGCTCATGGCAAAGGTCTTGCCCGAGCGGATAGCGCCATCTGCAATGATGCCGTTATAACCGCTGTATGCGCTCTGCGGTGTCCACCAGCTCAAGACCTGCTTTTGCCGCTGGCTGAGGGCTTTCCAGCGAAAACCGTTACTTTTCCGCATTTTCGTCCTCTTCCTCTGGCAGCATCTCCACGTCATCCGGCGGGCTGAGGTCAGCGGCGGCGCTCAGTGCCTCCACAAGCCCATCGTCCGGGACTTCTATGCTATTCTGGTCTCCCAGCATGGCAAACTTGTCCACGATGGTGCCAAACGCCGTTGACAGCTGCGGCAGTGTTGCTTCCGCGATCTTGTCCGGGTCAGCCATCGCTTTCAGATACAGCCCGAGAATCTCTTGTGCTTCTCCTTGTTTGCTCTCCATATAGGCCAGCATGTCCTGCGCATTCTGCTCTTTTTTTCTTTCGCACAAATCCGCACATTCCGGGTTTTCCTTCACGATCTTGCGCACCGTGCTTTCTGCAACGTCGTTCAGCTTTGCGGTGCGGGTGTAATTTTGCAGCTGGATATAATCCGCGATGATCTTCTTTTTCTGCCTGTCTGTCAGCCGCTTCGAGCCCACCGCCACCACCTCTCTAAACTCATACAAAAGAAAAACCGCCCGGAAACCCGAACGGTCAAAATATCAAAATAAGCAGCGCCCCGCATTCAGTTGCGTTGGACAGGCGTCAAACGGTGGGCGCTGCTGCATCTGGAACTTTCGCGGCCAGATGCCCCGCTATTGCGCGGCCCCCTCATAGGGCACGCAAGCACTCCCGGCAGGGCTCGAACCTGCAACATGCGGTTTTGGAGACCGCTGCTCTACCACTTGAGCTACCGGAGTATAAAAGCCGCCCTTGGAATCGAACCAGCCGTGTCTACACACACGCGCCGCGCTCCAAACTGCGCTCAGGCGGCCATATAAAAACAGCTCCGGTTTGCCGCCGGGGCTGTTGGTTGGCGCACATCCTGTCAGGAAAGCTACACCTTGGCAAGGATTCTAAGGCCTTTTCTTGGCACGAGAGGTTGCACGTGCGGCCTTGCGGGTTGTCTAGTCCATGCGCCATATGGAGCGATACGGCGGAATCGAACCGCCTCCTGTCTCTCATGAGCGGCAGGCTGCCTTTGTGTCAGTGTATCGCATAGAAGCAGCCCGCGAAACGTGAAGAGAGAGCAAAGCCCGGTACCTGCAAGCAGAAAAGGAGGAAAATGCCAAGAAGGGACACGTTTCGGAGGCTGCGTGCATCGGTTTGCCTTTTCGGCTTTGCCGATGGTACCACAATAGCACAGATGCCGATAACAAGTAAATCCCAGAGCGTGTAAAAACAAAGCCCTTTGACGTTGTGCAAAATGTACAGGTTCAACTAAGATTCAGCTCGTTCGCGATCTCTGTCAGCTGGCTCAGGCCTTCCGAAATTGCGCGTGAAACCTGAGACGGCTTGGAATAGCCGACTTTTGCCGCGATATCGGCGTGCCGCTTGCCTTCAACATAGCACAGGATGATGCACTTACTGCGGCGGATGGATGCAGGATCGGCGTGGAGCATATAGGCGGCTTCAATGGCATCCTTCTGCATCTCGGTATACCGGCATTTCAGCTCAGCCAGCTTTGCTTCTGCATCTATGGCAGCATCGCTATTGGTGCCCACCTTGTCGCTTGTTCCGGAGTGGCCGGGCGCGCCGGATGTGCTGGACGTAATTGTTGTAGCCGCACTGCGCAGGCTTGCAATGTGTTCCTGCTGCTGGCGGATCAGTGCCCGCATCCGGGGCAGGCGCTCGAACCAAGCCCGCAGCTTCTGCTCATCGGTGGTCTCTCCCGGCTTTTGCGTGTCGGTGTCAGATGTCCATGTGCGAGTCATTTGTACACCTCCTGAAAAAGAAACATGTTGACCGCCTGTCCACAGCAGCGGCAGTATGCAACCGACTCGTCGTCTTTGACGTATTGATTCAGCGCATCGCATTTTGGACAGCACCACCATCCAGAAGGCGCAGTATCCGTTTTTGGCCATTGAACGCGCTGCTTATCAAGACACGCTTCAATGTCTTTTCTGTTTTCAGCAAAATAGGCAACATCGGCCGGATTTATTTGAAATCTGAGACAGATTTGCTTAAACTTTCCGTCCCAGATTTCGATGCACAGCTCAGTCATCGCGCCCAAAATAAAGATCATGATGCAGAAACCACCAACGTAGCAAAATGCTGAACCTATAACTAGAAAAACTTGATTCATGCGGCTTTATTCCTCCATTTCTTCAATCTCAATTTCCACCCGTGGCTGTTTCCGGTCAAGCTCCACCCGGCTGCCGTCGTGGGCGGCGACGATTTTGCTGTTGTCGTCCTCCAGCACCCGGGCTTTTACCAGGATGTCCGTTGTCGCCTCGATGAGGTTTGCCAGATCGACCCGACGGGCGGTCTTCGTGTAGTAGACGCACCGCACGTTCACACGGGCAGAGATTGGGCTACGCGGCCTTTTGATTTGCCGCAGGCAGTCCGTCTCATAATCCACATAAACCTTGCTGGGGGCCACGAAGCGCCCGCCTGAGTGGCTTTTGAGGATGCGGGCAGAGTTTTTTTTGGTGCGGGGGTCGCCGTAGAGGGTCAGCTTCATTCACCGTCCTCCATGTAACACCAGCTTTGCGGAGGGCGTGAAATGTATCGGGATGCACAGCACTCCTCCTTCATGTTGTCCCATTGTAGGCAAGTGCAACAGTCGCCACCATGTTTGCAAGGCTTCATGCCCCAAAAATTTTTAAGCCTTGCAGGCTCGTCCCAAATTTTCAGGTCAGAAATGCGCCATCCGTATCCGTCACCGCCCTTGAGATACTTTTCAGCCTGCGCTTCGGTCAAGCAAGCCGCTTGAAGCAGCTCGTCGACATTTTCGTACTGCAAATCTGACGTTTTGATGTACAGCTTGGCAGGCTCTCTGCTGTCCGTTGCTCCAATATGCGTCAATCCGTCGATTTTGTCACAGACAAATGTACCGATGACGCACTCTTCCATCTTCTGTAACCCTGTCTTTGGAAATCTCTGCCACCATGTCTCTGCGCCGGTGCAGTAGATGTACACCTTGAACGGCGTTTCCAGCTTCGGGCGGGTCTTGCGTACTTCAACGGTTTTCATCCCGCTCCAAATCAGCTTGCACCAGTTGGGCTGAATGCTTATCAGAACAGTCTTCATTTTTTCATCATCCCTTCCATTGCCAGTTGCTCGCACTGCTTTTCAGCTTCCCTGCGCTGCTGGTCATACTCAAACAGCATATCTGCGTACTCATTGCCCACCCGGCGGATGGCCGTTTCCAGCATCTCCGTCACAAGGTCGTGGTACTTGTCCGCGCCCTTGCGGCTGTTCCTGGCAGCTTCCCGGGCTTCCCACAGGTCGGCGAGTTTGTCCCTCCTGTCGGCAGTGATCTCGCCATAGCCGTAGGCATCCTGGATCTGCTCCATGCTTTCCCAGCCTTCCAGCTCAGCAAAGGGGTCAGCTTCAGCCTTTGCCATGCTGCGGGCTTTGGTCTTTTTCTTGACGTACCGGGTCAGACCGTCCTGTATCACAGCGCGGGCATCGTCCATCGCCTTGCGGACAGCCTTGACTTCCCGCTCTTTCTTGAGCTGCCCGGGCTGGCCGGTCCACTCGGCCATCAGCTCGGATTTCGTTTTTGGTTTCATGTTCTTCCTCCGTTCTCACAGCTTCCCGAATGCGCAGTCTGGCAAGCTCAGTTTTCGCATACCACAGTTGCCAGTTGCCAAACCATCCCTTGTAGAGCAGTTTCCCGCCGTAATAAACAAGTTCCTGCTCCATCAGATGATCGAGCGAAACGACATACTGTCCGGGCTTGTACTTCTTCGTCTGCGCCGTCTGTACCGTTTTCATTTTTTACCCCCATTGTTCGGACATTGCCTTTGCCACGCCCGGAAAAGTCTTTGCGCGGTTCCTTGCACGGTCAGTGCTAAACATTCCCTTGTGCTGCTCACCATGCTTATGCGAGTAAGATCCAGACGGGCACCATGTCGCGGTAGGTTCTACGATGTTTGTCGGGTGCGGCGGCGGTACACCGCGCTCCCACAGTAGCGTTTTCTTACTGTACGGATGTCCGTACTCGTAGGGCTGGATTGCCTGCGTAGGCTTTGGGTAATCAAAAATCTTGCTGGGGGTTGGATTCTCAATCACCACTTTTTCGCAATCTGCCGCCCACACGGCAAGAAAAAGCGCCTTGCCGCACAATCCCTCATAATACCGGGAAAGATTGAGCTTTCCTCCCTTGTACAGGTGTCTTGCTCCCGCGTTGCTCGTCTTTGTGCAGGGGACAAATGCGATAATCATATCCCAGCGGGGCACATCATGCGCGATTCCGTCCATGGTCACGACCTGCCCCCCCTCAATAGCCTTTAGGCAGTCACCAAGAATGTGCCATTCAGGATGCCCGCCGGACGGCTCCTGAATGTCGCAGGAGTAGGCTTCGTGACCCTTGGCGCGGAACGCCTTGCACACTTCCTGCGATTCCTCACAGGCAATCAGAACTTTCACCGTTTTCTTTCTCCCATCCATCCTTCTTTGTCGAAATCGTTGCGGCTGATCCGCTCCGCCGCGTGGTTCCCGTTGGTGTAGATGCGCTGCGCTTTCAGCTGGCGCTTGTACTCGGCGTACCGTGGGCAGCTGTCGTGGCAGATCGGGTGCCGCTCCGGGCAGTCTTTGCAGGGCTCAAGTTTTACCATCGGTCTGCACCTCCTGATTTTCTTTTCCGAGCTCCTTCCTTGTCGGCTCGCTCGCCCGCAGCCTTGCCGCTTCACGGGGGGCAGTGGTGATATCGGCCTGCGCCTGCTTCAAAAACTCAGCACGGCGGTATGTAAGGTCTGGCATTTCAGCCAGCTCTGCCAGTCCTCCCACGCTTCCGGCATAGGATTTTGCCGCTGGGGGGAGCTGGTCATACAGGGCTTGCAGCTCTTTCTGTCCGTCACTACGAAGCAGCCCGCCCTTTTCGTCAATGCCGGTCACCATCGGGAATTTGCGCCAGCTCAAAAATGTCTGTGCCTTGCGTGCCGCTACAGCCAGAGCGTCCCACTCGGCAGATGGGTCAAGACACTGGGAAAGCTGCTTGAAGATGTCGGCCACCGTTACCGGATAAACGCATACCCGGTTTGCCGCCAGAAAAGCCCGCTTGACAGTATCGCCGTCATAGTCGCCAAACTGGTACGTCCACACATCAATGGTGGTCTGCATCTCCTCGTCAGTCAGAGGCTTGGAACCCAGCTTGTACAACACAAAATTCATACGGATCAGCTTTGCCACGTCTTCCCGCGTCATGTCTCAAACCCTCTTTCTCTGTCCATCTTCGCCAGCACCCGGGCAAGCTGGTCGTCTACGGTTTCGGTTGGCTGCTTGCCCCTCGGTCTGGCTTGTCTGCTTTGTTCGTTGGCTTCCACGTCTCCCGGTGTGCGCAGGCCGTCCCGTTTCCAGCCGGACAATATGCCGTTGATGTAGTTCCACGAGCGTTTTCCGGCTTCTGTAGCCTTGTCAATCGCCAGCAGGATCATCTCTGTGCTGTACTCCTGCCTCCACTTCTGCAGCTTGTCCAGTGCAGAGCGTGGGAAGTCCCCGACGGCCTGCTGATAATGCTGGACGATCTTGGAAAGTTCTACGTCAACGGAGGCGTGGGCGGCGCTATTATATATATCCCCGTTAGGGGATATAACAGTTCCAGTTCCAGTAACAGTTCCAGTAACAGTATCAGTTCCAGTAACAGTATCAGTTCCAGTAACAGTATCATTATAGCTACCACTTGCTTGCACTTGGTAGCATGTGCTAGCATGTGCTGAGTTTGCTTGCATTTGAGCTGCACGGGCTTTTCCGGCTTCACGGCGCTTTTGCTTGACGTTCTCGTACTTTTCCGTAGCAGAATCCACTCCATTGCACATGAAACGGAAGTTCCCACGCATTCCACGGTCGGAAAACGTTGGATTCTCACCAGTGCGGACGTGTTTCGCCAAAGCTCGCATCAGCTGTCCGACTTCGGCATCCGTGTACTCTTCCAGCGCGTCAAACCAATCCAGATACACGACAAACGACTTTTTTTCTTCTTTTGCCACTTGCTCACCTCCTTTGCACGCCCGTATAGCCGGATAGCACAGCTTGCGAAATCAGAAGGGAAGATCTTCTGCGTCTTCGTTGATGGGGTCATACTCGGTAGATGGAGCCGGTTCAGGCGCGACAGTGCTGTGCGGTGCGTAATCCGCAAGCGTTTCACAGGGGTACATCTGCGCGCCCTGCAGGCCTGCCGGTTCTGCAGGTTCCAGCGGCGGGCCGGGCTGTGCCATCAGGTCGATCATCTGCTGCAGCCAGCGGAATGTCACCAGCCCACCGGGCTGAACATCATCCGCGTCCACGTCGTAATAGACCTTGCCGTTATACTCCCGCTCTTTCAGCTTTTGCGCAAAAACTGTGACCTGATCGCCTTTCTGCAGCATCCCATCCCACTGGTCGATGCCGTGCCAGAGGTTCACGCCCACAAAGAAGCTCTGCCATTTGCCGGATTCATCCTGTGTGCGGCTGGCTTTCAGGTCAAACTTCAGCACCCGCTTCTGCCCGGCATCGCGAAGTACCGGGTCTTTGGCGATCTCACCGTGCAGCATGATGCCGTTCTTGGTCTGGACGATCATGCATCATCACCGCCAAACGGATCATCGGCGTTTTCCTCTACAGAGGGTGCATCCGGGGCAGGGATCAGGGTGCCTGCCGTCTTGCGGTGACGGTGGGAACCTGCGTAAGGATCCAGCACCGGCAGTTCTTCAGGCGACACCTCGCGGGCGGTGCTTTCGGCATCCACACGCACCTCGCATTCATCGTACAGAGCGCCGAAGGTAGACGGGAACGCTTCACGCAGGGCGTGCACCAAAGCCACCTTGCGGATCATGGTGGCCTTTTTGCCGTTCCAGAGGGATTTGCCGGTGTCATACTCGCTGAGCTTGACTTCCTCATAGCTGGCGCGGGTGCGGTCCTTGCGGTAGACCTTTGCCCAGCCGCCCAGAAGGGTCTCGCCGCCGTCTCCATCATAGACGATAGATCCCTCACGGTTCAGCAGCTGGCCATCTGCGGTCAGGACAATCACGCCGGCTTCAAAGCCGTCAAAGTTGGGGTTGCGCTCGGCCATCTGCATGTAGCAGTTCTTGCCCAGCACGATGGTGCTGGCGGTGTCATCGTTCTTGTTGTCGTAGTGGATCAGGTAAGCCTCTTTGGTAAAGGGGTTCAGCTTGTACTGCTTGCAGGTCTCCAGAAAGATCTTGCACTCGGTGTCGGTGGCTTTGTCGCAAATAAAACGCCGTACTTCGTCGAAACTGACGACGAGGTGCTGGCCATCGGCAGCCGTGATCTCCACCGGAACGGACGGGGATGCGGCCTGCATAGCAGTGCTGCCTGCACGGTTGGCGTTCTGGACGGAACGGTTTGCCAGAGACTGTGCGTTTGAAACGGACGAAGTAGGCGCGGGTGCGCCGGAACGAGTAAGTGCCATAAGTAAATACCTCCAAGATTATTTGATAGAACCATAGCGGAAACCGCGCTCTGCGGCTCCCTGCTTGAACCATGCGATATCCTCGCGGGTGAACTCTACCCAGAAGCGATACTGCTTGCGGGCAGGAGCTTCCCGCTGGGCAGGCTCTGCGAATTTCTGAAGCATGCTGAAATCCAACCTGCCATCCGGCGTGATGACTGCATTGGCCTGTGCCATTTGAACCGATTCTGCGGCGATCTGACGTTCTTCATCGGTCGGAGGGATAATGACCGGTGCAGCCGCCTGCGCACTCTCTGCGGCCATTCTCTCGGCTTCTGCGCGGCGCTGTGCGTCCCGGGCATTCTGGCGGCGGCTGTGCTCCACAAGGGCAGCGTTCAGGTTCAGCTCACGCAGATACTCCGTGATGCAAGCTTCGGCATCCTCGCCGCAGGTCTCCCGGATGAGCCGCAGCTCCTCCCGCCGGGTCTCCACGCTCTTGCGCAACTCCCGGCTGGCCTTTGCCAGATCATAGGTCTTGTTGAGCCACTGGGGCACAAGCAGGCGGTCAAAGGGGATCATCTCCCTCAGCTCGCCGATGCAGTCGGTATAGACAGCTCGAAGGGCGTCGGCCTTATCCTTCCGTTCGGCTTCCTCCACAGCCTTGACCTGCTGGTCAATGGCACCGGAGACGGCCTTACACTGGCCCTGCATCTGCTTGGCGCTCTGCAAGAACTCTTCCAGCGGCTTCATGTAAAAGGCCTTTGCGCTGCGGGCGGCATCACTGAGCTGCTTGTCCAGCTTGTTCACTGCGGCGCGGTCGGCCTTGGCATCCTTGATGGTCTCCGGGGTGTAGACGCGGCCGGTGTAGGCGGCCAGCATCTCGGTCAGGTTCTGCTGCACCTCAGCTTCATTCCACCGGATCGCGGGCAGTTCCGGGTGCTCCACCCGGACGGTCAATTCTTCTTGCATAAATATTCACCACCTCTGATAAACTCTCTCACCATCGTTGTTATATACGATGTAGGTATTGCGGGGATAACCTTGCGCGTGTTCCTTTTCGGACAGCGCATCCGCCTGTCGGACCAGCTCTCCCACTGTCTGCGCAGAGTGTCTCTCTAAAAGTTTCGGCGGGTTTTCAAGCCCGTCATAGATCTGCAAAAGCGCCACTTGTAAAACCTCCTGTTTTGTGTTATTTTTGTGGTGATGGGGCTCAACCATCACCCTTGAGCTTGTCCGTGTTGGCGCACTGGCAGGCTCTTATTTTTTTGCGGCGTATCGGCGGCAGACTGTCCACCTCATCACGTCGGATGCACTCTTTCTCAAAAATGTACTTGCGAGCCCGACGCCTGCCGTTGCGGCTGTGGCAGCTCGCAGACGCAAAGCTGTTTGCGCTTTTGTAACCCAGCCGTCGGGCGCACATTGCCGCCGTGCCGGATGCTACCAGATCTCCGGTCTTGGCATCCCAGACGGTGTACCACATGACATGGTGGACAGTGTCAGGCATACGTGACCTCTCCAGATTCCTCTTGCAACATCTCCCGCACGTTGTCCATTTCTTCGGCGCACATCTCCCAGACGTTTGCCCGTGCGGAGTATCCGGCCCGGACAACAATGTCATCTGAGGCTTCGGCTTCTCGCCTGCAGCGTTCGGCAAGCCGCGTGTAGGATTTGACTTTGCCCTCAACGTACTCTTTGGCCGTCATCATGCCCCACGCTCTTGATTCTCCGGGTATTCCGGGTTGCGGGCGTGGGCACGGTTGATCTTGCCGTACTTGCGCCGATTTGCGGCTCTCTCCCTGTCCTCTGCGGCAAAGCCCAGACGAGCCAGCAGAACGGCGGCCAAAATCAGCACCAGCGACACCGCAAACAGTGTGCTGGAGATATATCCGGTGGTCTGCGCGGTGCCCTCTGCACCCATAGCTGCGCCCATTCCAACGCCGCCAAAAACGACAGCCAACCAGTAGTAAGTAGTAGATTTGAGTTTCATTCTTTCGGATCCTCCTTTGTATAAACCTTTTCGAGCTTGTAAAAATCCTTCACCCACGCCATAAATCCGGCACGGGAGATCAGCGGAGCCGCACTCTTGGTGTCAATGGATGGCACCGCCCATGCCGGGAAGCTGCCAGCCTGAATCATACCGGTAAAGATCGGCTCGCTCACTGAAATGTTGTTATCACGCATGATCTGGCAGCACTCTGCGATTCCCATGCTCGGCTTCATTATCGTCCACCTCCTTTTTTGTTCTCAGCTGCCGTTTCAGCCGGATATGCTCCAACCGATCCGGCTGCCTTGCATCCCAGCGCTGTTCAAGCCAACGCTTGTTGTAGTGCTTCTTCACGGTGCAGCCTCCACAAACTCGCCATTTTCGAGGGTGTACCAGGTGTTCTCTTTGATAACGGCTCCGTCAACCTTTGCCATTTTGGCCAGCAACATATTGCCGTCATCATCGTACTCGGTCAGCACCAGATAGCAGCCCAGTGCGCCGCACGCCTTACCGCAAACGCCGTTTACAACGGCAATGCTATCTTTGCCGTCTGCTTTTGCGCTGCAATAAGCCCCAGTGGCTGCCGCCGTACTGTAATTGCCGCTCGAACCAGCCGTACTGTAATTGCCGCTCGAAC